GTATTGTTGAGCGTTCCAATGACCACGTTGGAAGTCATCCAAGGGCATGATGTCAAAAATGTTGTAAATCATGCCAGAGGTTTCAGCATCTGATTTACGATGCGCCTGCTTCATGAGTTTCTGGAAACTCTCTCCTGTGACTTCTCCGTCCAATACAAAGCGACCACCTGAACCTAGATAGGCTTGAAACACTTCTCTGTGTCGCATGATGTCACGGGCAATTTCTGGAAAGTTTGCAAACTCTTTGCCATTGCGACTGAACAAGGACACATTCATACCTTGCACAACTGCCAGCACCCGCACACCATCCAACTTGGGTTCAAGACGTTTGATGCCTGTGAGTTTCTTGGGTTGATCTGTGGAGTCCTGGGCCAGTTGACATGAAAACACAGGAATAGCCCATTCTGTGTTCTTTAAAATTTTGTTGAGAGTTTTTTCTGAAATACCACAGCGTAGATCTTTGATCAGCACACGGCGGCAAACCATGTTCCACTCGTCGTCGTTGAAATACTCTGCACATTCAGCAATGGCTTCTCTGGCACCGTTGCCTGTGACACTGCGTGTGCGAAGTGATTCCAGCAAAGCCCAGAACTTGGGCCAGTCATTGGGACGATCAGTGTGTTTCATCACTTCAAACACTTGTTTGATGTGGAAAGTGTAGAAAGGATTGTAGGCTTGATAACAGTTAAACAAAAAAGCCTGGGCATCTGATGAGCCAAGTCGGGCGGCCATCAGTGCCTTTTCAATGGTTTTTTCTTTGTGGATCCGGCTGTCACTTGATTCCAGATCGCGTATCCAACCTGAACTCACGGTACCGCCAAACCTTTCTTCTGTATAGTCAATCATATTTACTGGTTTACCATGAAGAGTTATAAAACACTTTTAAACCCAAGAACAACTCTGCTCGGGCGTTCTTGATGAATTCAAGATCTTGTTCTTTGTAGAAGTCATCTGCACCATCGCCAAAGAAGAAACCTTGAGTGCTTGGCAACTGGCCGTGCGTTACTACACGTTCCAGTTCGTCTAGGTCCTCCCAAGTGAGTTCAAGTTCAACACCGTTGAACATTGCACCGTCACCAAACGGACTGTCGGGCGCTGACCCAGGCCGGCCTTTGTTTTCCCACAGTCGTTCCATCCAGCCATGCAGGTTAGGATGCTTGCGCCAGTAAGCAAGTTCACGTGGCTTGACCACAGTGGGGTTTACACTTTCTTTGAGTTCTGGATCCCACTCGGCACCTTCGTAAAATTCATTTTGCTGACCTGCCTTGGCGGCAGTGTATGCATACATATCAAGACCCACTTTTGACTCCTTGTTGATGACGATATTCACGTTTGAGCCAGTATTTGTATCTGGCAAAATATTCTTGCATGGTGTATTTGGGCACGGACTGGCCAAAGGTGGCCATTTCGTCCAAATGGGCGTACCACATCTCTTGTAACCAATGTCTAAATGTCACGCGGCCTCCAACATACTGGCAGGCACATTGTAACGACCCTGCGGAGTGTTCACCAGCACAAACTTGATCTTGATTTTGTCAACTGTGCCAGTATAGGTACGGCCGTTGCGACTGCTGGTGAACTTCACTGTGTCACCAACCTTGAATGCACGTTTGTTCTGCCGAGCAAGGTTGGCCCTGGCAAACTTGATTGCATCTACCATGCTTTGAATTTCAATGTTGGTCCATTGGCCAAACATGATGGCATGATTGACTTGTTGAATGTCGGTGAGTTGTTGCATTGAGGGCTCCTTTGGTGTCTGTATGTGTGTATTATAGCAAATTGGGAATTTCTGGTCAATCCACGTAATAATGCACAGCCTGTGACAATGCAGACAACCGTTCCATGATGTCCCTGTACACTTGACCACATTCTGCCAGTTGATCCCCACTGCAAGAGGATTCGTCTAGCATGGTTTCAACTTCGGCTAGTTTGGCAAGAATTGCTTCACGCATGATCAACTCCTTATCATGAACATGCTGTATTATAGCAAATGATCAATTATTGGTCAACTCAAAGGAAAACCCTGCTCTGGGCAGGGTTTTGTAGCACTAGAGTATTACTTTTTAACGTTAATACTTGAGTATTACTTTTTAGAAACTAAAGCCAACGCCTACACCGTATGCGTTTTCTTTGATGTCCTGATAACTCTTGCTGAAGTTCACGTTGAGTGAAACATTCTTGGCCACTGGATATGAGTATGTGCCAAAAGCAACGGTTTGATGAGTCATGTTGGCTTCGGTACTGCCCAAACGTGTCTTGATACCGCCCAACAAATAACCACCCACGCCAGGAACTGGTACGCCAGTGGTAATGCCGGCCAAGGTGTAACGGAAGTCACCGTTCTTGGCGCCGTTCAAGCCATTGTCAAAGCCCATGCCAACGAATGGTGTGAAGCCTGCAATGTTCTTGCCAACTGTGGTCTCAAGGCTGTTGTACATACCACCGTTTGATGACACGCTGGTGCGGCTTTGAACGCCCAATTGCAAACCAGCAACTTCTTTACCAGCACGAACATATTGTGCTGTGCTTGCGGCATAACCGCTGTTGCTCTTGACGTGGTCAACGTCGACAGATACGTAATCGGCTGCGAAAGCAGTACCGGTGATGGCCAAAGCCAAGATTGCGAAGATTTTCTTCATTTAGTTTTTTCCTTTTAAAAGTAGAATGACAAAAGTCAATCTGTATTATATATGCGTGTTTACACTAAGTCAACACAAAATCAACCTCAAAATTGCCAATTTGATCAGGTTACCGGCACAACAACCGGAATTGGTGCCACTTCGGGATTGTCGGGAATTTGATTGGTGTTGTACATACTGGCCACACTCAATCTTGCTGTGTTGCGACCTTCACGCATGGCTCCCACAATGGCCTGGCCACCCAGAGTTGCGGTGTCAGCAACGTTTTCCAAAAACTCGGCCGCATCGCCTGAGGCTGTGAGCAGTCCGTAGTAGCCTAGATTTTGTGCAAAGGCGTAGATACTGTTCTTGTCTCCTGGCTGTAACAGGAAGTAGTCAATGCCGGCCTGACTTGTGTACTTGGCACTGAGGTTCATGAGGTTGGCCATGTAGACCCAGGCTGTGTTGAGTGTGGTCACATAAGGACTGGCACTGAGTGCGGCAATGGCTGTGTTGGCATCTGCTATATGGCTGATGGCCTGACCTTCGTTGGCTGCTGATGCAATGCCTGAGTAGGCTGTGTTAAGTGCGGCCAAACTGCCAGCAGTTTGAAGTGCATTGATGGCTGTGGTGGCTGTGTTTAATTGCGCGGCAAAATTGTCACTGTCCAGCGCCAACCCTATCACATCATAGGTAGTAACCGTTCCATTGGGTCCGGTGCCTGTGGCCATGGTAGTTGAAATGTAGTCAGTTACAGAGGTGTCAACTGGTGTGGTCTGTGCCTGTATCAATGGCAGGTCAGCCATGGTGCTGAGACCTCCCAGGGTTGTGGGTGTCCAGTAGGCTGTGTTGTTGATGTCTACGCCAGCCGGAACATCTTGGCTGGCACGATAGTATGCGGGCACCGGCGCACCTGTGTTGACCACAGCGTTGGCCAAATAAGGCTGTGCCACATTCCAAGGGTTATTGGTATTGCCCAAAATCGCATTGGCCAACTGTGGCAATGAGGTGGTGGGTATGTTGTTGATCTGTTGCAGGGCCACTTGAATGGCCTTGTTGGCAGTGGCCTCAGCCGGTGGGATGATCTTGCCCAGTTCATCACAGCCCGACGCAGTGGGCAAATAACTGTTGACCACTGGAGCAATGCTGGAATTGACAGCACCAGTTGAGTTAAAAATAGGTATGGGCCCATTGACGCTGGGTGTTTGCAATGAAGCATAACTCAATGGAAACATTTTTACCGGGTTCAAGAGGTCTGCTAAAGATGTGATGTTGGGAGTGGTCACTTCCAGAATGTCCAATATTTGTGTTAGATCATCACCTGAGATCATGTCCATGGCCGAGTAGGCTACCCGTTGAAGTTTATCAAACTGATTGGGTGTTAGGCCGTTGGCATTGTTTAGTCCCACACGGTTGTCATTGACCAAGTTGGCAATGTCAGTTTTGGTCATGCCCAGGGCTATCATTGCACTTTGAAGTGCAGTCACAGTACGACCGTTGATGCCAGCCCTGGCCGAAATTTGTTGTATAAGTCCTGCTGGCGTGCCATACAAATCCAGTTTGTCCATGTTCCAGAGATTGCCTTGATTGGCCAAATCGATAGCAAAATTATTTAAGTCAGTGCTGACACTGGCTATGTTGGCAGTCACAAGGTCGTCCATGTTAGTAAACGTTGGACCTAGATACTGATTGGCATTGACAGAACTGTTGATAAATTTGTTTGTGGTCGATAGGTAACCTTGCACTGCCATAAAACCTTGACAGAATCGACCAGCATCACCGTTGCCAAGATAAGCCGCACAGGTCTGTTCGATCAACATTGAAAAACCAGATGGATCAATGGTACTGCCATCTGCTGTACCAAAATAATTGACCAAGTATTCACTTTCGAGATAAGGATAATTGCCCACAGGTGATTCTGGTATGCTATTGCCCAAGGCAGGACAAACTGTGGCACCAATGGTCAACAGACTGGTCAAGGTTGATTCTGTGGCAAAAGATTTGCTCTTGTATGCAGTCACTGCCGCAAAAAAATTCTGCATCACAGTGGTGGCATTGAATGTGGCCAGGGCGGCAGCCAATGCAGTGGGAAAAGGTTTCAAACCTTGATTTTGCAACAGCGAGGTGGCCGCGGTGAGTTGTAACGGTGTTGTGATACTAGCCATTATCCCGCTCTCACATCACCACTGCCACCGGCACGAGCATGTCCACAGGTGTCCGGACACCCAGTAAAAACTATAGGAATGCCGCCGGCTCGCACCGAACCATTGCCGCCTGTGGTAGTGGCGGCCTGATGTGGAGGGTGGGGTCTGCCCCAAGGTGCATGCGAACTCACAGGATTGCCGTTTACAGTGACTGGTCTACCATTTACACGCACAGAAGCGATGCCGCCAGAGACCACACCGCCTGCGCTGTTTGCATCACCATCTCGTTGTAGTCCTGGCATTTTATCCCAATATAAGTTTTTTGTCTGGAACTTTGATGCCTGTGGTTGCTTCGATGTATTTCATTTTGACCGCGTCTTCAGCATAGGCATAAAGTGATATGCTGTTGATATTTAGTTGGATTTCCCGCTTGATATCTGCGGTAAACAAACTGGGTACCAAGCCCATGCCTTGTGGCCCTGGAGCCACGCTTACAGGATCACTGACAGTGATCCAGTCTATACCTGTTTTTTCAACACGAGCAATGAGTTCTTCTCCTGAATTGAGTTTGAATGTGTATACTTGATTTTGTTCGATTTGCATTTTAAACTTTCTGTAAAATATATTGATAATTAATCACTTTGACATCGATGTGTTTTTGAAACATGTTAACAAAAGCATCAATTGACATTTTGGGACGATCCAAGGAATCCACAGCGGCTTTCCAAAGATAGTCATCAAAAATCATGTAACCATTCTTTTTCAACAGGCCAAATGCCATAACAGCATCTGCCAAGACCTCGTCTGCGCTGTGACTACCGTCTACATACACAAAATCAAATTGCGCATTTTGTGTGATCAACTCTGCCAGGGCATAAAAACTCAAAGTAGGCATGAGTCGAATGGTCTGGCCTGGCCGCTTGGACTGACTGGTATTGTGACAAAATATCTCTTCGATGATTCTGTTTTTGGGCGGACGTTCGTTTCTAAAAGCACTGAGCGCATCATGCGCAAATGGATCTATGCAAGTGATTGTGCCAGTGTCGGCCAGCAAATTTTCCAACATCCAACAGGTACTGCGACCTTCGTGACAACCAATTTCCAAGATAGATTCAGGAGGTGATTCCATCTGTGCTTTGACATATTCAAAATTCACCAGCCCGTTTGAAAACCAGTCGGCTGTGAAAAATTTGTTGGTTTCAAGGTCTGGTATGTGAGTCTTCAACCAGTCCATGGTCATAGCACTGGGATCAAACAAGGCGTTTTCTAAGTTCATTAAACCCTCCTACCAATTCTTCATCTAAAAAGATTTGTGGTAACGTGCGAGCGTTTGGTACAGCGGCCAACAGGTCTTCTTTGTCCCAGCCATTGTTGATATTGCGTTCTTCGTACTCAATGCCTCGTGACTCCAGCAATGCCTTGGCCTGTGTGCAATAAGGGCACTGATCTTTTGACCATACAATGGCTTTCATTGTTGTTCTCCTTGTAGTTGTGATGTGTCGTAGGTTTTGAAAAAGATGTCTTTCTTGATAGGACCGTAGTCGCCTGTGCCATGACGAACAATAAAGTCTTCGCCTGAACGATAATTCAAGGGCTCACCCCAACTGGTGTTTACCACGCCGTCATGATCGGCCAATTTGGCTGTTTTCATGATTCTTTTAGGTGTAGCGGTGCCATCTCCATGATCATCGTATAGCCCTGCAAATTTAACTGGGCTAATGGGATAACGTTCGCCTTTGGGTCCGGTCATGATATAAAATCCAGCAGGATGATTTACAGGGCCTTCCAGTGTATCCACGGTACCTGAATCTTGAGCCACTTGATATTTGACTGGCACAGGTTTTTTAAATGTGGCAAAACTGCCAGTGCTGAACCAGGCATCGTCCACACGTGGTGCGATGTCTTTGATCGTTTTTTTAATATCGTCGTTCATAGTTCTGGTAGTTCCTCATAGTCAATCGAATCACTCATCACACCAATAACATAGTTGGTGCTTTCATTTTCTTGTAGAGCAGTTTGTTTCTTGCTGGTATCCACGTGCTTGGTAAACCAAGGTATGGGTGTCGAACGTGGATGATCCTCAGTGTACTTAATACCAATCTCTTTGAGTGCATTAAATGCTGTGAAGTCCACAAAGTCTTTTAAAATCTGTGCGTTTAGGCCAATCACTGGGCCTTTCTGGAACAGGTAGTCGGCCCAGGCTTTTTCTTCACGTATCACATCCAGGTACATTTGGTACACTTGGGCCTCGCACTGGGCTTTGGCAGCGGCAAAGCGCGGATCTTCTTTGACCACTTGATTGATCAACCATGCAGTCCACTCTTTGTGCAACATTTCATCTTGCAGGATCAATTGAATGATGTTGCCGTTGCCGATAAAGATCTTGTTTTCTACCATGGCCAGGCTGGTGGCAAAACTCACCATGAAGCGGAACGCTTCTAGTGCATAACTTGCGTTTAATGCCAACCAAATTGCTTGAATGTGTCCTTCTTCAGGCGAGTTGTTGGGGTCGCCATCTGCTTCTTTGATGCAGTTAAACTTATGTAAGTCATCGTAATACTTGCCCACGCTCGATGCCATGGCAACAATTTCTTCAGTGTCATGAATGGTGTTAAACACATCCTTGGGCACGTTGTAGATGTTGCGAATGATGTGGCTGTAACTGCGACTGTGAATGTTGGTTTCAAAGAATGTCCAGTTGTACACAAGACTTTCTAGTTCAGGAATGGAAATCACAGGTGTGAAGATCTGGCTGGGTCCACGACCTTGCAAACTGTCCAAGGCCGTTTGCCGCAACAAGTTTGATGTAAAGATATGACGTACTGTGTCCGACGCATCTTTGAAGTCTTGTGCATCTTTGGTCAGTGATATTTCTTCAGGTACCCAAAAGAAACCGCGGGCCTCTTGTTCATATTTGACCAGTTTGTTGTACTTGACTTCTTCAAATCTTTGTACCGTTACTGGGCCTGCTGGATCCAGGAACATCTTTCTAGCAAGATAGTCTGTTTTTGTTTTTAAGTTATATTGTTCTTTGCTCATTTTAATCGTTCCAATGTCTTATCACACCTGCTACAATAAACAGGTTGGTTATTATATAGCATAACACAATTGCTGTTCTAATCAAAGCAATTAGATCAGACTCGCGGTCTGTGGCCCCAGACTTGTCGCCCAGGGCCTTGGCCCATATTCGCCACAACTTCAATGAAATTGATCCGCTTCAGTTGAGGTTTTGTTTGCCACAGTGCTGGTAGCGCCAACTGCTTCACTGATCAAATCAAAGTATCCAACACCTACTTCGCGTTGATGTTTGACTGTGGTGAAGCCACGTTCTTGAGCCGCAAACTCGCGCTGTTGCATTTCTGAATAGCCGGCCATACCACGAGCCCGGTAGGCTTCGGCAAGTTCAAAGGTGGCAAGGTTTACACTGTGGAAACCTGCCAGTGTAATAAACTGGAACTTGAAGCCCAACTCGCCTAGTTCACGCTGGAAGGTTTCGCATTCTTCCTCTGACAAGAACTTGCGCCAGTTAAAACTGGGTGAGCAGTTGTAGGCCAGCAGTTGGTCTGGGAACTGTGCGTGTATGGCGTCGGCAAACTTTTTGGCTTGCTTGATATCAGGAGTTGATGTTTCAAACCAAAGTAAATCAGCGTAAGGAGCATAAGATAGCCCGCGAGCAATGCAAGCATCGATGCCGTTACGGAACTTGTAAAAACCTTCTTCAGTGCGTTCATTGATGATAAAGTCCTTGTCTAGTGGGTCATGGTCTGATGTAATCAGTGTGGCTGATTCGGCATCTGTTCTAGCCATGATCACTGTGTCTACACCTGCAACATCTGCTGCCAGTCGTGCGGCGTTCAGTGTGCGAATCATTTGTCCTGTGGGAATAAGAACCTTACCACCCAGGTGTCCGCATTTCTTTTCGCTTGACAGTTGATCTTCAAAGTGTACTCCAGCCGCGCCGGCTTCAATCATGGCTGCCATCAGTTCGTAGGCGTTAAGTGCGCCACCAAAGCCGGCTTCGGCATCAGCAACAATAGGCAAGAAGTAATCTGTTTCTACTTGGCCTTCTGAGTGTTCAATTTGATCGGCACGGCGGAACGCATTGTTAATACCCTTGACAACTTGTGGTACACTGTTTACTGGATACAAACTTTGATCTGGGTAGGTTTGATTGGCTGTGTTGTTGGCGGCAGCCACTTGCCATCCACTGAGATAGATGGCCTTCAAGCCAGCCTTGGCATGTTGTACTGCCATCTGGCCGTTGTAAGCGCCCAGTGTGTTGATATAAGGCTCCGTGGCTAGAAGTTCTCGTAGTTTGTTTGCTCCACGACGTGCCAAGGTGTGTTCAATTTGCACTGACCCTTGCAGTTGTCGTACTGTATCTGTTGTATAATTGCGTTTTTTCATTTTGGTCCTTTAAAGTTTGCATGCTTCACAATCCTCACCCTCAAGATCAAAGTCAATGATTTCAAGTGGTGCGGCTTCTTCTTGTTGTTTGACGCCTTGTTTGTTGATTAGGCTGTAGTAGAAAGTTTTCAATCCCCAATAGTGTGATTGCATCAAGTTCTTGGCAATCAATGTTGTTGGCACTTTACGATCAGCAAAGTGTGCTGGATTGTAGAATGTGTTGGTGCTAATGCTTTGATCAACATAGGCTGCCAACACAGCCGCAGTTTTCAAGTAGCCATCACAATCTTTCTGGGCCCACATCAGTTGATATCGGTTCTTGAGTTTATGATAGTCAGGCACAACTTGTGTAAGGCTTCCTGCTTTGCTTTCCTTGACTGTAATAAGCGACATAGGCATTTCAATGCCATTGGTGCTATTAATAACCACACTGGAACTTTCAACAGGAGCGATAGCCATAAGTGTGGCATTGCGCACACCATAACTACGCATTTCTGCACGTAGGCCTTCCCAGTTCAGTTCAGGCGTAAAGTCCACGAGTTCGTTGACCCCGGTGGCACGTCGCTCCCAAGGAAAGACACCACGACCATACCAGGTCCGGTCAGAATCTTTGCAACGGCCTCGCTCTTTGGCAAGTTCGACCGTGGCCTCAGTGAGGTAATAGGCCTGGTGCTCCATCCACGACTTAACCTCGGCCAAAGCGTCTTTGTCACCGTATTGCAATCCGCGCTTGGCATGCCAGTAAGCAAGGTTAGTAATGCCGATACCAAGCGGCTGGATTTCGTCATTCGAAAGCTGCGATTGGATCGAGAGGAAGTCTTGGTAGTCGAGTATGTTACAGAGACTGCGTTGCAGAATTCTACAAGCGCGGCGCATATCTTCAGGATTTCTAAAGGCACCCCAGTTGATTGAGCCAAGGGTGCATAGGGCGATGCGACCTTTGTCATCATCAAGTCGCTTGAAAGGTTTTGTAGGTAAGAGGATTTCACAGCAAAGGTTACTCTGATAAATGGTGTGATACTCAGGGTCAAACGGACCTTGGTTCATCACGTTGTCAATGAACACTAGATAAATGCGACCAGTGTCTGTTCGCTCCTTAAGAATACCTGACTTGAAGACTTCTTCAGCAGACATAGTTTTTTTCCGGAGATCAGTTCGTGCTTCATAGCGGACATAAAGATCTTCAAAAAGTCTAGTGTTCCGGTAAAATGCTTCGTAGAGATCGGGTACCTCATTGGGGTCAAAGAAAGTGATATTCTCTTTGTTCTTGAAACGACGCCAAAAGAAAGCAGACAGAACCACCCCGTAGTCCATGTGTCGAACTCGCGTTTCTTCTGTTCCTTGATTGTTCTTGAGCACAATGAGGTCATCGAACTGATGATGCCATATGGGATAAAAAACAGTGGCACTTGCATTGCGAATACCTCCTTGTGAACAACTACGTAGATCGCCAAACCATTTCTTAAGAAATGGGATCATACCAGTGTGCATGATCTCGCCACCACGTATGGGCGAGCCCAGTGGACGCAACCTGCCAATCTCCAAACCAATGCCTGCACGTTTGCTGGCATACTTGGCCATCATCTCACCACTGGCGAATATAGAATCCAAGTCGTCATCGCTTCGGATGAGAACACAGGATGAAAATTGTTTGGTTGGTGTGCCCAGTCCAGCAAGAACAGGAGTAGCAAGAGTAAACAAACCATCACTTGCACAATTATAGTACTCTTTAATATAACGCATTCTAGCGGTGTTAGGCTCTTCTCGATGAAAGACGGTAGCGGCGGCCACCATGTATCGGACTTGGGGAGTTTCATATATTTCTTTGGTTGATCTATTTCTTACAAGATATTTTTCAATTAACTGTTCAATGGCTGCATAACTGTATTGTTCATCTTTGACATGATCTATCATGTCATTCATGCGGTTCCAGTCATCTTCTGAGTACCACTCCAACAGTTCAGGTGTGTAAAGACCCACTGCAACATTTTTCTTGACAATTTCATACAAGTGCGGGGGATCATATGATCCATACACATCCTTGCGCAACATTGACAATCTTTGTTTGCCTGCCACATACTGATAGTTGGTGTGACCAACATCAGGGTTGCTTTCCACATCAATTAGATCCACTATGGCTCTCAGTGTGATCCCGTCAATTTCCTTGGTGGTAATGCCGTCATAAAAATGCAGTTGTGCCTTGATTTCAATCATGCTTTGACTTACGTCTGCTATGCCTGCACACACTTTGGCTATTTGTGCCTGCCATTTTTCCAATGCCAATGGCTCGCGAGTTCCGTCACGTTTTTGTACTGTAATTTGTTTCATTGTTACCTAATTTGTTGTTTTATTTGCTGTTGTGTCACACTGTGTCGGGGTTTGGTGCGCTCTAGAGTGATATTTAACATCTGCTTTGAATCCCAATTCAGTATATATTTCTCGTTGGCGACCAGGACTAAATTGTCACTACCAAACTCGGCCAACACTGAATCCTGCAGATCTGGCCGATCTAGTATGGTTATAGTATACAGGATTCCCAGCCCGCGAGCAAGATCGCAATAGATATTGTCGCTCAATAATTGCCAGGGATCGGGCCAGACTGCTTGATCGTCCCAGTGCAAATGGTATGCTCGCCAAGGAGCATGAAACCACCAAGCATTGATGGCATGCAGTGCTGTTTCTACATCACCAGTGGAGGCTTGATTTCTAAGTTGTGTCCAACTTTCAAGCCTTTCGGCAAAAGTTCTGGGCCACATTAGGCTAGTTTTGTAACTGAGTAATAAATTGTTCCGGCTGTGCCTGTGCTGGTAGTGGTGTATTTCCAACTCACAACACTGGCCGCTTCGCTTACACTGAAAGTTTGTCCAGTTGAAGAGTTTTGTTGTCCCGAATCACTGCCAACCATGTTTGTACCCGAAGCATCTGTGCCGCAGATGATGATATATGTTCCGGTTCTCACAGCAGTTCCACGCACTATGGTATAGTCAATTTTGATTGCTTTTATCACAGTGGCATCAAATGTCAGCAGAGTTCTTGCACTGCTGACATTGTCGGCCAAGGTGTCTGTGATGCCACTCATGCGTTGATATGTGCCCAGTGTCAATTGATTGGCATAGTTGTAAGGAGTTGCCCCGGCACTGTTGTTTTGATAGAATGTGATGTTGTTCACATTCATGCCCAGGGCAACAGAATTATTTTGCCCACTGTAGGTGGTACTCAACTTTATTCTAGGGTAGGTTGAGGAAAACTGCGTGGTTCTTTGAAACATATCGCCTATGCTGACATTGTTGATAGCATCAATGTCAATCACAGACGTGGCGGGATTATCTGCACCATTGAAATGATTGCCCACATCATAGAATACATTGTAGGCCGAACAGTTCAAGCCCACATTTACAATAACAATACCTTCGGCATAGATGTTGTCAAAGTTGTTTTGTACTATTCTAAAACCAGTGGGGCCCACAGCAGGTGCCACGGTGTTGCCCAAATACACGCCTTGGTACAAGGTATCAAACGAACAGTTGCTGAATGTGACTCCTTCAATTTGTTCTTCGGTATTTGTGCCCCATACCATGCCCGAAAATGCCGAATGATTCCATTCAATGTTGCTACACACGTAACTGGCTGTGGTATTGAATCTCACACAAGCGGTGCTGTTAGAGGCTGTGGTGAGCGAACTTTGAGTTTCTGGTCCAGCAACATTTACACTTTGAAATGCACAATCCTGTGCGGCTTCAACATAAAAGCCATCATGTATCATGTTTGTGGAAAACAGCATGTTGGAAATTGAGAACTTGCCGGGCGGCAAGGCGCCATTGGTACCAATGTTGTCGCCAGTTTGTTGCAGGCTGTCTGCGGTTCTGCAGATGTAACCGGGCAAGGTTGTGGCAGTCCAATAAGCAGTGTTGCCAATGGCAATACCCACAGGCACTGTGGTTGTACTGCGATAGTAACTGCCGCTGTTGACCACTAGTACGCCACTGCCATAAGATACACTACTGGTCCAGGTGGCCACATAAAAATAAATCACCGTGCTTTCAGGACCGTCTCCATAAAGATTACACCATGGTGGGATGTTCAGCGTGTCGCTGATGATGTAGGTACCGGCTGGAAAATACAAACCACGGCGTACTTGAGTATTGGTTTCTCGGCAGTACAATTGATACAAGGCATTGTTGATGTTGTCTGTGACATCAGTTACACCATCGCCTGTGGCGCCAAAATCTGTGATCACTGCAAAACTATCCAGCCTGCTTTGTAAACTCTGACTGACAGGAGTACTGGCAGTCAAACCAGTTTGTACTGTGTAGCCTGCAGATTCACCTTTGTAGGTGTAGCCAGTGGATACACCAAGCACATCGCTGAACTCAGTCAATATTTCAGTATTGCCCACAACAGGGGCGCCTTCGGCCAATGTACCATTGCCAATGTAGAGTCGGCGGGTGTCTGTTGCCCAACCTAGTTCGGCACCGGCCAGAGGTTGGGGCAGGTCTTGTGCCAAACCCTTGCGTTGTGTGATTCGTGATATTTGTACAATTGCCACAGTAATAGTCCTTGCGATATTACATATTTAGCAAGTAGTACTGTTCAACCTTTTTCCACCATAACGTGCGATAGCGTTCAAATTCTGCGCCTTCCAGCACAAATTCCTGATATTTGGGCTGGCCAACAATGTTGTGTTGTTCATCAAGATCGGGTTTTACACACATCAAAACTACGCCTTTTCGGATGCGTGTGCCGTGCAATTCGTTGTGGGCTTCGGCATAGGCGCACAGTTGCATAAAGTAATCGTCAATCCATTCACGCTTTTTTGGCCGGTTGGTTTGTTTATAATCCAGTATTGATTCTTCATTCAAATGAATACCTGCGCCGTCGGTGGTACCTGCGTACACTGAAGGAAAGTACAAAGGAACTTCGATACCCCAGAATTCACTGACATTTTTCAGCCCTTGTTCAATCACAGTTTTGGCCATTAAATGGCTAGGCCAACTAAAGGGATTTGATCCACGCTCTTTTATTTCACCTGTTTTGACATAGTGCTCAAGGTAGGTGTGCATTCTAGTGCCACGATTGGCGGCTTCTGTTGTAATTTGCTGTGCTTTTTCTACACCTACTCTTGCACGCCATTGGTTCAATGCTTGTTTGCTTTCTTCACTTTTGGTCTTGTCAAGAATTGTGGTCACTGAGGGCAGTTTGTTGCCATCTGGAGTGGCGTAGTAGCGTTTGCCCTCTACTGTCACGCGGGGTATGGGTTTATAATCAAATCGTGGATTGTACAAATTAAACTCTAAAACTTTCTCCGCAACCGCAACGGTCGCGTTCATTGGGGTTACGAAACTCAAAGCCTTCGTTAAGGCCTTGGCGAACATAGTCTACTGTCATGTTTTTAAGGTAAACGTCGTCTTTTTGATTTACCAACACTACAAAGTCGTTTTGCGCATAATTGATAACATAAGGATCAGGAGTGTATTCTCTAACGTATTCTAACACATAAGCCAGCCCAGAGCAACCTGTTGTTTTGACGCCAATGCGAATGCCAGCATAACCTTTGGCTGTGACTAATCGTTGTATTTTGTTTCGTGCTGTGTCAGTTAACGAGATCATGCTTCTTGCGATAGTCCGCTATTGCGGCTTTGATGGCGTCCTCGGCAAGAATGGAGCAGTGGATTTTGACTGGGGGGAGAGCAAGTTCTTCAGCAATCTCGCTATTGCGTATGGATCCTGCTTCCTCAAGTGTTCGACCTTTGACCCATTCTGTAACGAGGCTACTGCTGGCAATGGCCGACCCACAACCGTAGGTTTTGAATTTGGCATCTGTGATAATTCCATCTGTTACTTTTATCTGTAACTTCATTACATCCCCGCAAGCAGGTGCACCAACCATACCAGTACCAATGGTATCATCAGTAGAAGCAAAACTGCCCACATTTCGGGGATTTTCATAGTGATCAATTACTTTGTCTGAGTAGGCCATATTACATTCTTATGTAGACTTCTTGGTACACACCGTTTACTAACATGAGTTGTTTGCGGTAGGCAATGCCATCGAGATACACAATGTCTGTGGGCTGTTGAATGACCACAGGCGGTTGTTGTACCACTACAGGCGGTTGTTGTACCACCACTGGAGGGCGTGTGGCGGCATAGACCACAGCACCACTGATCAAAGCAGGTGCCACCCAATCCCAACTGTGGTGGCCACCACGATATCCGCCGTGATGGTGATGATGCTGTGCCATTGCTGACACACTTAGGCTGACGAGAAGTAAAGCAATGAGTCGTTTCATAGTACTCTCCTTGTGGGTAGTATACTATATTTAACGCTTTGTGTCAACCTTTGGTTGACTGATTTGATTAGACGCCGCGATCTTTTTTGGCTGCGGATTTGGCTGCCGCGGCCACAATGTCTTGTGCTCGATTCACCGGCATAGCCACATCGGGCTGTCCTGCACCTTTGAATACCAGCACACCAGTAT